CCAGCGACGCTTTTGTAGCTTTGAGGGACGCCAGTGGCCACTGCTCTGGCCAAAGTGACTTCTCTTCGGGGGTATCTTCGTTCAGGATGGCCGGCAACTCCACAATCTCCCATGGAACTGCGTCAGGATTCCTAGCTTGGTAGTCAATCAAGCGCCCAGTCAGGTCTAACAGCGACCATCTGGTCATAATCACAATGATCGCACCGCCCGGCATCAAGCGTTGTAGCGGTCCTGTCTGGAACCACGACCATGCGGTATCAAAAGCCAGTCGAGAGTTTGACTTAACATCTTGTTCCGAGTGAGGATCATCAATAACGAACAGATCAGCACCACGACCAGCAAGAGCACCGCCGACACCAGCAGCATAATACTGACCGCCAGCACTTGTAGACCACTTACCAGCAGCCTTCTGGTCGTCTGCCACCATTGTTTGGGGGAAAACTTCACGGTACTCCTCCGACTCAATCAAATTTCGCACGCGCCGACCGAAGTCCTCAGACAGACCCGCAGTGTGCGTGCCCATGATGATCTTCTTATTAGGGTATTTACCTAGAAAGTAGGCAGGGAACAGGTAAGATGAAAATTCAGACTTACCCATACGTGGCGCAATGTTGATAATCACGCGCTTTTTCTTGCCCTCGACCACGTCGGTGAAGATTTTGGCGAGCTTTCTGTGGTGCGGACCGATCTTAAAGCCGGGGTACACCGACTGGGCGAAACCCAACATGTTTGTTTTGGCCGCCTGCAAGCTGGCGCGTTGTTCGCGCAGCTCCAAATCTTGGAACAGCTCCATCTTTTCTTGGATGGTCATGTGCGGCAGAGCCTTGGCCATGGCCTCAAGCTCTAATTTGCTCAGTGTTGTAAAAACGTCACGCTTCATCAGTCTTGTCTTCCGAGACATCGACGACGTCGATCACACCCATGAACCTGTTGAGCTTCTCTTTGATGCGGTTCTCAAGCTCCACATCTGACATCTCGGTCTTCTTGACCTCGACACGTTCCGTGAACAGCGCCACTTCAGTCACTTTACCCAGCATGTCCAACGCTTTAAGGCGTATGCGTGCGTCTGGGTGCTCAACCTCTTCCAATATTTTGGCCACTGCAAAGCCCCTGAGCTCCTTGGCCTGCTCCACAAACGCCCAATCGTAGGCTGTGAGCATTCCCACCAAGTGCTGTACCGCAGCGGGGGTCTTTAAACTAGCCAGCGCTTGTTGCGTATTACCAACAGGTTGCCCCGTGACTAAACTTGCAAAAGACTTACGGGCGGCTTCTTGTTCAGCCTTGGATTCGATCTCTTCGTCCTCAAGCTCTAAGTCTTTGAGCCACTGCGCCGTTTTGACTTTGGCGTCGATTGTTGTGGTCGGGTCTGCTTTTTCAAAAGACAATACCGCCGCCGTGGCGTCTACCACGTCTGGATAAAACTCGCCGTTAATCAGATGTTCAAGCATTGCGTAGGGTAGTACTGGCGTCGTACTTGTAGCCTCGTTGGTGTTAGTGTACACTTCTTTTCGGCAATGGTGCAAGTTTTTGTGGATTGGCTTTCAGCCACCCACACTTTGTTCTGTTGCTTCTCCTTGAGGGTAACCTCCTTAGCCCCGGCCTAAACCGCTGGGGCTTTTTTTATTGTGCCGTGTCCAACGTTTGACATGGTACCTTGGAATTTTTTAGAAATTTTTGGGGGATGGGGTATTTGGTTTGGGATTTTGAAAATTTGATTTGCGGGTATGGAACAGTGTTCATGCGCGCTACGGGACTCCTATATCTGTATGGGAGGTGGGGGGTGGGTGGGGTTTTGCCAATCCCAAAACGACCTGTCCAAAACCCCCCATATGGATACTGAAAGTGTTGATTAGCAATAGTGCTGACCCAACAACGGGGAAAGGTTCCCCATTCAATCCACTTAGGAGATACCATGTCACAAGCAATCAAGAAGTCAGTCGTAGCCATTCGCAAGGAACACGAGTCCAAGCTCGAAGCGGAGGTTGCACGCAATGCACTCAAGAAGGAGTTCGCACGCAAGTCGTGGGACACAGTCCGCAAGGCTTTGCTTCCCGTGTTCGCTCAGGTGTACGAGGTCGCTGTCGTTGATGGCGAAGGCAAGGCTAAAGGCACGAAGGTGTTGGATAGCGATGCCAAGAACTACGAAGCTTGCAAGCGCACACTCAGCAACACACTCACCTTCATCTGCGGTGCTAAGAAGTCGTCAGGTAGAGTCGAAGCGCCAACCAAGTTGGTCAATGAGCTGACCAAGAAGATTATTGAGTCTGGCATCGATGCCAAGCAGTTCAACGCATTGATGACGGCGCTTCGTTCCAACATCACATTTCAATAATCACAATGGGGAAAGCTTCCCCGTTCTTCCATGGCGGTGCAAGCGTGAGGCTTGCCCGCTGTTTCAAATCTTGTCCAATCCAACCTAGGAGTTAATCATGCACTCAGTAATCTTTCGTCACCAAGGCTTTGAACGCTCATACAAGGCAGACAATTATGTCGATGCCCTAATCCTGTTCAATGTCTTTACAAGCAAGTTCGCAGTCGTAGAACTGTGGCAAGGCGCTACGCTCATTCAGTCATACACCAACGCTTAAGGAGAACACCATGCGTAACCTCATTCAACCCATCACCAAAGAGATCGGCATCATCACCATTCGTGGTCGTGACTACCATATGCAAACAATCAGCTACGGCTCACAGCACCAAGTCCATGTGTTCCGCAAAGGTGCATTACATCTGCGCGGCATGGTATTCAACACACAACAGGAGTACGAGCAATGGAAGAATGGCATGCACCAACTCGACTTATTCTGCTGAATGGGGAACGATTCCCCATTGTTAAGATTATTGAGCTCAATAATCTTATTTTTTCACGATGTCCGTGTGTATCACGCACTGGACAATCAGGTAGACATCTCGCAGACCGCATGAATACTAGCGTAGCTGAAAAAAGTGGCAACTTATCTATCTTTTTAATATATTTATATATATATAGATATATATTTATGGGGGTGAGCATTTTTTCACTTGCTTGGACTTTGTTTTTATTGGAAGTCCAAGTGCTCTCTCCAAAAAAGGTAGATAGCTGGACACATTTCGCAAAGATCGAGCGTTCATGCGGGCTCCAACCTGTCTACCAATTTGTCCGCTCGGTTATACACAAGACAGATTCGGGGTAAAATGTCCACCTGTACTTTTCAAGGATCAATAATCATGTACGAAACATACCTTCAACTCACGCCAAACGAGCTTCATCAAAGATTATTGAAGCGCAAGCTTCACCCCTCAGAGATCACCAAGATCAAAGACGAGGTCGCCAAGATGAAGGAAGCCAAGCGTGTAGACAAGATCACACGCCATCAGCGCAAGCTTGCATGGGACAACATACTCAAACCGCTACGCTACGAACTCAACAGCGCCAAGGTTGGGCGTGCATACGATCTCGATGACGAGGCACGGGTTGAAGCGTTCGATGCGTACATTGCCGTGATGGAGAAGCTATTGAGCAGATTCGCACACCCTTCGCGTAAGCTCGAGCAGACACCCATGCAGATGGCGAAGGACAAAAACCTGCTCAATGACGGCGAGCACTGGACTGACTGGGTACCTGCCCGAATCAAACAACCCATCGCAGATGCGTTCTACGCTCTGCCACACAAAGCGAAAGCCAAGCGCAAGCTACCCTTCAAACGCACTATGCTGCTCGATCAGCACACCAAGGCAAAGCTAAGATTATTTAAGGCTACGCTCAAAGAGAAGGACACCCTCGAGCGCAAGCAAGCAGTTGCACCAACCGATGAGCGTGCAGACAAACTGGGACGCATACGCAAAGCGCTCAAGATTATTGAAGATATGCAACCACACGATGTAGTACCCGCAACATGGAACACCTTAGATTTGGAAGAGTGAAAGCAACCAGTTTCAGCTCTTCTCAATGGGGAAAGCTTCCCCATTCTTTCGTAACCCTCGGTCACGGCGCTTGGGCAATGCCGCTGACCATACTCAAACTGCCTAGGTTATTTCAAGGAGAAAGCTATGACATACGCAGACAAAGCAAAAGCGTGGATACAAAACGCACCAGAAGCGGACATCCATGTTGGGCGGTTCACGCTCAAGTTTTACTTCACAGCCAGCAGAGATTGGGCTTGGTGTTGGGACTTTAAGCGCTGGCTTACGCCAGACGAGTACAGAGGTTCGCCTGAGCACAACTACCTTGACAGGATCCTCGACGGCTTAGACGCTAGTTATTACGACATCGAGTTCATCGACCGCCTGCAAGATGCAATGCAAGCCAAACCATTTATCCAAGGAGAAAACTATGAAATCTAAACACAAGACCAACATCCAGTTGGTCACAGACCTCATGACGCACTCACAGCAGGGCGTGCTTATGCAGGCGTTCATCATCGAGGCAATCAGCCACTACGCACAGCAGACCAAGGTGTCACCGCCATGGTCTAACCAAAGCTTCATAAGCGAAGCCGCATGGCGTGCATGTGCTGACGAGGCGATCAATGCAATCGACAACAGGAGTAAATGAAATGGCAACAGCTAAGTTAATTTGTATCGAGGGTTATTGGAACGATGACCGCAAACCATTCGAGAAGCGCTGTCTCGTCATGCCTCTGGGCTTGACTGACTCTATGCGTGATGAGGTGCTTGACAACCTAATCGACAAGAACAATCTGTTCTATATCTTTGATGCAGGTGAACGCATCATGGGCGTACATCGTGACTTCACAGTCACATTCATGAATCCTATTGACGAAATGGAGGTGCCTGCGGTCTGTTGAGATCGTGTGTTAGTCGGGGAGATTTCTCCCCAATCTTTTTATAACTCAAGGAGAATGTTATGTTTACATTTACAAAGTTCGTGGTTGTCGACAGATTCGACAGCAATATCGGTATGCTGCTTGTGTCTTTCAGCAACAAGTACATTGTGTACAACGCCAATCGCCATCGTGTGGTGACTGATACGATGCGCACTAGCCGTGGCGTTGATCCCGTCTCGCTTATCAATGATGTGCAGATGGGCATCTGGTTCCATGGCAGTGACTATCGTGTCAACCCTCGCTATGCACTCGAGACGCTGTCGTATGCCGATGCTGTGTTGTATACCAATGACCGCTATGACATACAACAGATGATGCGATATGTCTTCCGTCCTGTTAGTGCCAACAGCGGTGCAATTCACCCTTTTCGCAGGCGTGAGCTACAGCAGCGTGCTGATGCACTTGTTGAGCGGTACATAGCCAGAGTGAGTAACTCTTCGACACAAGAAGCCGAGCCACACGCTAGGTTCAAGGGCGGGTACTACTACCTCAAGAGCAGATACTTGGCGGCTCGCGAGGCGTTCCTCGAGTTCGGTCATTTGCTTGCGCGTGCCAAGGCAGGCGATGAGTCTATCTCCAACGATGACTTGACCTCGGAGTTCATTGAGCTCGACAGTAACTACCACGACTTCGAGTCCCACATCCGTAGCGCATACGATGCGCTCAAGGATTCAGGTGACTTCGGTATCGTGCATTGCGACTGCGGTCACTACGAGCACGAGGACAACACGCACGATGTGCGTCGTGACACATGGTGTGACTCATGCTTCAGCGATGACGCTGTGTATGTCGAGGATCAAGACGAGTACTGGCCTCGTGACGATGCTTACTATAGTGACCGAGACGATTGCTACTACAGCTACGATCGTGAAAGCGACAGCGATTATGACGATGACGATGACGATGATGACCGCAACCAACCGATCATGTCGTACTCAACCAACATCCTCAACATACTCGACACGGACTCTGGCATCAAGTCTTCTCACTTCGGTGAGTTCACCATGGGCATCGAGCTTGAGATGTCATCGGGCGACAGTCCGTGCGAGTCATCCGCTGAGTCTGTGCGTAGCCGTTTAGGTTCCGACTACTGCATCATCAAGCATGACGGCTCGCTTCCTCACAATGGCTTCGAGATCGTGACTGTGCCTCACGGCTTGACTACTCACATCGCTAAGTTCAAGGCTTGGGAGATTGACTCTGCCTATCGTGCGTGGAACACAGGCAAGTGCGGTATGCATGTACACATTGACTCTCGTGCGTTCACTCAGATGACGCTCGGTAAGTTCTTGATGTTCATCAACAGCTCTGCCAACATGGACTTCGTTCGTAAGATTGCAGGTCGCCATCCACTTGTCGATGACCAAGCTCGTAGCTACTGTGCGGCAGAGCATCAGTCAGTCCTGACCAATCCCAAGCAAGCGGTCAAGGGCAAGTCTGGTGAGCGCTATCGCATGGTCAACATGCAGAACTTGGGTAGCCGTGAGGCTTTGCGCTTGGGTCTCAGTATGGACAACAGCTACAACGGCAAGTACAACACAGTCGAGTTGCGTATCTTCCGTGCATCGCTCAAGAAGGAACGACTGCTTGCACAGATCGAGTTCACTCATGCGTCTGTCATGTTCTGCCGTGTCGCATCGTGGCGTGATCTCAACGGCACATCGTTCGTCAAGTGGCTCAAGACTGTGGCGGGTCAGTATCCAGCTCTGGTCAAGTGGTATGGCGTGCGTGCTGTGCATACATCTGTGCCAACAGTCATAGCGCCAGCTTCAGAAACCTGTCCTGACTCTGTGCCTCCTGCACCATGGACTCCCGATGCACTGACTCAGCGACATGACCATCACTATCCGTTTGACATACCTTACGACACGGAGCATGCCACGCTACGGCAGTGGACACAGCGCTACCACCTGACCTATAGGTTTGCAACCTACGCAGGCGCTGAGTATATGTACTTCCCGTACGGCGACTCGTCAGACCGCATCAGTAGCGGTGATGTGTTGTATCAGCGTGTGGGTGACCAATGGGCGCTGCTCGATCCTACATACGCTGACATGCTTGCTGACTGTTCCTACATAGCAACGGCTTAATTCAATCAACAACAACAACAACCATCGGGGAATCTTTCCCCATTCTTTTTATCT